GACAAGATTGATAAAATTACTGGACCACAGGATAATGTAGGAGGAGGTTTAGTTTTAGATCCAGTAGGTAATCCAAATGTTAATCCAGCTGATATGCAATTTGGTCAAGAAGGTGAATCTATTACTGCTCCAGGTGATAAGATATTTGTTAATGAACCTGATAAGCCAAGTCCTGGGCCAGGTGATAAGCCAGGTCCTGGGCCAATTGTTGAGCCAGCTGATAAGCCAGTTGTTGTTCCAGCTGATAGGCCAGCTGATTAAGGAGGTGTTACAATTGCTGTTCCAGTTCTTAAGCCAGTTTTTGAGCCAGCTGATAAGCCAGTTGTTGAGCCAGCTGATAAGCCAGTTGTTTACGAAACTCAGGCTATAAATAAAAATGATGATCCACTTCCACCACCAGCTTTCTCTCCCTAACCCATAAAATGTAAAAAAAGAAAATAAATAAATCGTAAAAAACTATATATTATATAAAAAAATAATATTATTTTATATTATAATGAATGCCTTTATGAATAACTATTTTGGCCCACTTCCAAGAGAATATTGTGTTTATTTTTATATTTTATCAGTATTCTTTGGTATTTTATTTGTTATCAGTTTATTATCTATTGCCTCATTTTTAATTTTACATTTTAAGAAAGTAAATTCTTTGTTTATTATTAATTCATTTTTAGTTCTATTCAATACTTTCTTGGGTTATTTAGCAAATAGATTATTAAATACGATGTGTGTTAAAAGTATTTGAATTTAATTATTCGTTGTGTCGTTGTTAGTATTTTTTGTTCTTCCTTGGGTAGTATTCATAGGTTTTAAAAAAATATCGCGTGTTACAATATCATTAACATAACTTGTTTGTAAAAATGGATTTACTCCTCTTTGAGACATCATTTCCCGATCAGCCATTTTATTATCTAAATCTTCTCTTTGATTCCTAGAAAACATTGAATTTTCAATTTCCTGATTAAAAAAAGAATCTTCTGCTAAAGATTGATTAATAGCATTTTGTATAGAATCATATTCAATAGAAGAAGGATTGGATTCTTTTTTTTCAGGTTTTGTTCTAATAGATTTATAATAGGGTTCCCCTTTACTCCATTTCCAATGATTCATTATTATAATAAATTTTAAAATAATGAATTTATAAACTTATAATCCTTCGCGACTAATAATTAAATTTTTTGTAAACATGAAAGCATCTTTGTTAGTTCTTCTTCTTTTTAAATTACATTCTAAACAAGAAACAACTAAATTACTAACATTATGTCCAATATTATTATTGATTCTATCTAAGGACCATTGTTTTAATTCTCTAACTATTTCATATAAAATAAACATTTCTTCAGAACAATAATGACATTTTAATTCACATTGCTTCAATAATTCTACAACATATTCAAAATTTATGAAGGATGTTTCATCTAATTTTTTCTTTAATATATCTTGTTGTTTATAACTAGATATTTTATGTTTAATATGGGATTTAAAAATAGAGTTATATTTATTTTTTTCTTCATCATCTTGTAATAATGTTTTTAAAATTGATAATTGTTTTTCGTGATTAAGATCATTGTTAGTTAACCCCCAAGTTTTAGTTTCAATTCGCATTTTTTTTTCTTTATCTAATCGCATTTTTTTTATTTTATTATCATTATATTCTTGAAAAATAATTATTTTTTTATTATTTTCTTCATCTTTATTTTCGTCCATAAGGTATATAAATAAAAAACATTTAATTATAAAACTAATATAAAAAATTGATACTATATAAATGTTTTACAATTATTATTATAATAAAAAACTAAGTTAAAATCAATTAAACAATATAATGTATAAATGAATATTGAAAATCAACCAAGCGATTGTCATGAGTTAAAAAGTCTAAAATATAAAACAATGATTTTAAATGGTGTATCTTGGCCTGAAACTAAATCTTCTAGTGATTTAACTAATTTAGATAAATTTTTAGAAAATGAAAAAATAAACAACGCAAGTGAACCTTGGAGTAAACTAGATAAAACTGCTAAAATAAAGAAACTAACAAAATTTGCGGATTATTATAAAAATGAAAATAGTTTATCCATTGTTGAATATGAAAGTCTTATTCATTTTTTCAGAGATTGTTTAGATAGAAAAAAATTACAAAGAGTAAAAGATGTTAATTATAATAAAGAAACAGGAGAAATTAAAGATATTCCAGCATTACATTATAATAAACAATTAAATCATTTTACATTAAAAAATATTGATAAACGCGTATCAACTGTAAGAGGACTAGCTCCAAAAAAAAAAACAAGGTACTGTAAAAAATACAAAAGTAAGTGATTATGATTCTGAAAAAGAGGAATAAAATATAAAATTGATAAGTTTATTATAAATTATAAGTTTAAAAACAACTTATATATTATATAAAAAAAATGATGAATGATTTGGTAGATATAACGGATAATATTATAGTTGAAGAAAATCCTAAATATTTCAATGATGAGGAATCATTAGAATTATACCAAACTTGTATTGATATGATGGAAGAATTTATAAAAGAAAACCCAAAGATAATTTCTGAACCTGATTTTGAAGACATTTTTGACGAAAATATAGAAGAATTAATGAACGCTCATTTTGATTCTGATTTATGTTATAATGAAGAAGCAGTAGAAGAAATGGAAGAAATTATTGAATGTGCTAAATCTGATTTCTTTAAAGATTTTATTCCTCCTAGATCCTTCCCAGAAACACTAATTTTAAAAACACCTGATTATAAGATTATTAGTGAAAAAATTAATCATTTAAAAAACAAACCACAGCCTGAGCAACGAACTAAAGAGTGGTATCAATTTAGATATAACCTTATAACCGCTTCAAACGCATATAAAGCATTTGAAAATCAATCTACAAAAAATCAATTGATTTATGAAAAATGTCAACCATTAAATCCAAATCTAATAAATAATTTAGATGATATAAAAGAAGTAGTTATGGTAAATACTAATAGTACATTACATTGGGGTCAAAAATATGAACCATTGTCTTTAAAAATTTATGAAAACACCTACAATACGAAGGTTGATGATTTTGGTTGTATTCAACATAGTACCTACATGTATGTAGGCGCCTCACCCGACGGTATTAATGTGGACCTAAATTCACAGCGTTATGGTCGTATGTTAGAAATAAAAAATATAGTTAATCGTGAAATAGACGGAATTCCAAAAAAAGAATATTGGATTCAAATGCAATTACAAATGGAAGTTTGTGATTTAGATGAATGTGATTTCCTTGAAACTAAATTTATTGAATATATAGATTACAATAGTTATTTAGAAGATACTTATGAAGAATTATTTGAAGATGAAGAAGGTAATGAATTTAAAAATATTTGTTTGTCAAAAGATGATAAAATGAAGGGAGAAATAATATATTTTCATACCAAAGAGGGAAAACCATTTTATGTATATAAACCTTTAGACATAGTTCATCCATCTGATATACAAGAATGGGAAGAAAAAACAATTGGATATTACCAAGAAAATCCTGAATTGAATAATTTTACATACATGAAAACTATATATTGGAAATTAGAAGAAATTAGTTGTGTATTGGTTTGTAGAAATAAACAATGGTTTAAAGATAATATTAAAGAATTAGAGGAATTATGGAAAATTATTGAAAAAGAAAGAATTAATGGTTATGAACATCGTGCGCCAAATAAAAGAGAATCTAAAAAAGAAAATTTTGAAAAACCAGTTAATGGAGGGTGTTTGTTACAATTTAATAAACAAACTGGTAAAATAACGGTAGCCAAACTAGATGTTGAATTAAATATTTAATATAATATATTTTCATTTGTTGGAATTGAATAAAATAATTCATTTGGTTCGGATCTAAAATAACCAACACGTGCTCCTGGTCCTTCCTCGGCTGGACACAATGGTAAAGTTATATTTGATTTATTTTTTTTATTATGATACAACGCTCCACAAAAATCAGCGCGAATACAAGTTCCATCATCAGGATTATCTGGATATCTAATATTATTTGTAATTTGTTTATAAGATCCAACTTTAAAAATAGGATAATGCCACCAAATATCACTATAGTTATTTCGTGATGTTTCATTTTTACCTATTAAAGGAAAATCGTTTAGAATAGGTTTATCCACTGATATTGGATAATCGCCAGGAGTTTTAAGATCATTAGATTGAAATCCTTCTTTTAAAAAAGGAGCTAAATATAAACTAAATGCTAATATGAATATTAAAAATAATATACTTCCTAACAGATGAAATTTGTTCTTCATTATATATTATACTTTTATAAAACTTTTATAAAACTTTTATAAAACTTTTATAAAACTTTTTTATAAAAAACTAAATAAAATTTTTTATAAAAATTGACTTAAAATCTAATTAACAATATTATTATACATGGATAAATTTATTATGAATGTTACCAAAAGAAATGGCGAATTAGAAGAAATCGCATTTGATAAGATTTTAAATAGAATCAAAAAATTAGGCCAAGAAGCTAACATTCAAATTAATTATCAACAACTTGTAATGAAAGTTATTGATCAATTATATGATAAAATTCCTACAACTAAAATTGATGAACTAGCAGCAGAACAATGTGCTTCTTTATCTACTTTACATCCGGATTATGGAATATTAGCTGGTAGAATTATTATTTCTAATCATCAAAAAAACACTGATAATCTTTTTTCTAATGTTATGATGGAATTATATAATTTTTCTGATATTCATGGAAATACCTATCCTCTTGTAAATCAACAATTATGGAATTTTGTTCAAAAATATAAGGATGAAATTGATTCTATCATTAATTACGAGAGAGATTATCTTATTGATTATTTTGGCTTTAAAACATTAGAACGTTCTTATTTATTTAAAAATGGAAATAAAGTTATTGAAAGACCTCAACATATGTGGATGCGTGTTTCTATTGGTATTCATGGACAAGAAATTAATGATACATCATTAGGCCTTGTGAAAGAAACTTATAATTTAATGTCTCAAAAATATTTTACACATGCGACACCTACACTATTCAATGCTGGTACTCCTAAATCTCAATTATCAAGTTGTTATTTAATTGCTATGGAAGAAGATAGTATTGAAGGTATTTATAATACATTAAAAGATTGTGCGTTAATATCTAAATATTCTGGAGGAATTGGTTTACATATTCATAATATTAGAGCTAAAGATTCTCACATTAAAGGTACAAATGGTAAGACGGATGGTTTAGTTCCCATGTTACGCGTTTTTAATAATACAGCCAGATATGTTAATCAATCAGGGCGTCGTAATGGATCTTTTGCTATTTATTTAGAACCCTGGCATGCGGATATTTTTGAATTTTTAGAGCTAAGAAAAAATCATGGCGACGAAGAATTAAAAGCACGTGATTTATTTTATGCTTTATGGATTTCTGATCTATTTATGGAAAGAGTAAAAGAATCAAATGGTAAATGGTCTTTATTTTGTCCACATGAATGTTCTGGATTATCCGATGTTTATGGCGATGATTTTGTAACACTATACGAAAAATATGAAAATGAAGGTAGAGCTAGAAAAACTATTGTAGCGCGTGATTTATGGTTTGCGATTTTAGATGCTCAAATGGAAACTGGAACTCCTTATATTCTTTTTAAAGATGCCTGTAACAAAAAATCTAATCAACAAAATATTGGAACTATTAAATCGTCAAATTTATGCGTTGCGCCAGAAACATTAATTTTAACAGACAAAGGTCATTTAGAAATAAGTAGTTTAAATGGGCAAAATATTAATGTATGGAATGGTGAAGAATGGAGTTTAGTTACTATTATGAAAACAGGTGAAGACCAAGAATTAATTGATGTTTATCTTGATGATGGTTCAAAACTAGCATGTACTCCATATCATAAATTTTACATTCAAAATAATTATTCTAATAATTCAATTGAAAAAGTAGAAGCAAAAGATTTAAAACCAAATGATAGAATTATTAAATGCGAATATCCAATTATTGATGGAACTGAAAATATGCCATATGCTTATACACATGGATTTTTTTGCGGGGATGGAACATATGAAAATAAAACAGATGAACCTGAAAGATCTTGTAATTTTAAAGCATTACCTAACCATTATTTTTGTAAAAGACATTTAGCTTATGAAACTGAAAAATATTTATTTGATAAAGATGAGGTATTTGATGATAATATTATTAAATGTCAAGCAATGTCATATGAAAAAAAACCTTTGATTTATTTATATGGTGATAAAAAGAAACTAATTGATTTTATTGATAAACGCAGCTATACTTTCAATGAAAGTTCAAATAGAATTAATGTTAGTCTACCTCTGGATTTAAATGAAAAATTTGATATTCCTTCTAATTTTTGTTCAATTAAAGATAAATTAGATTGGTTTGCTGGATATTGTGATGCTGATGGAATTATTTGTAAAAACGGAGAAAATGAACAATTACAAGTATCTTCTATAAATAAAGAATTTTTACATGATGTAAAACTATTATTACAAACTTGTGGAATTAATCCTAAAATTAAATTATCAAGTGAAAGAAAACAATACTATCTACCAGATGGAAAAGGCAACTATAAATATGTTGATGTACAGCCAATTTATAGATTATTAATCACTTCATGGGATCTATATAATTTATATAATTTAGGATTTAGTCCAAAAAGATTAATTATTTCAGGAAATAAACCAGCAAGAGATACCAGACAGTTTATTAAAATTTTAAAGGTTGATAATAATAATAGAATTGATGATACATATTGCTTCTCAGAACCAAAAAGAAATATGGGTATTTTTAACGGCATTATAACAGGACAATGTACTGAAATAATTCAGTACTCTGACGATAAAGAAACCGCTGTTTGTAATCTGGCGTCCATCGCATTACCATCATTTGTAAACGAAGAAACAAAACAATTTGATTACGATAAGCTTCATGAAATAACAAAGGTTGTTACCAACAATTTAAATCAAGTAATAGATATTAATTTTTATCCAACTGAAAAAACAAAGAGAAGTAATTTTAGACACAGACCTATTGGTATTGGAGTTCAAGGGTTAGCAGATACTTTTATTTTAATGGATATTCCATTTCATTCTGATCAAGCTAAAGAAGTAAACATCAATATTTTTGAAACGATTTATCATGCTGCTTTAGAAAAAAGCAATGAAATAGCTATACAAAGAAGTAAAATTATGAAAGAATTATTTGAGAAGAGTAAATTTTCTGTATTAGAATTTATACCTGCTGAAGAATATGATAGTTTTTCTTTAAGAGAACAAAATAACAATCAAAAATTATTTGGCGCCTATAGCTCTTTTGAGGGATCCCCAGCTTCAAAAGGAATTCTTCAATTTGATATGTGGTCAACAGAACCTAGTAACCGTTATGATTGGAAAAAATTAAAACAATCTATTATTGAAAATGGACTAAGAAATTCTTTACTAGTAGCCCCAATGCCTACTGCTTCAACATCTCAAATTTTAGGCTATAATGAATGTTTTGAGCCGTTAACTAGTAATATTTATTCTAGAAGAACATTAGCAGGAGAATTTGTTGTAGTAAATAAATATTTAATGAAAGAATTAATTAATTTAGGTTTATGGAATGAACAAATAAAAAATAATATTATTGCTAATAAAGGATCTGTTCAACAATTATTTAATATACCTGAAAATATTCGCAATAAATACAAGATAGTTTGGGAAATACCAATGAAACATTTAATAGATATGTCAGCTGATAGAGGTGCGTTTATTTGTCAAAGCCAGAGTCTTAATTTATGGATGGAAGATCCAGTATATAATAAATTAACATCCATGCTTTTTTATGCTTGGAACAAAGGGTTAAAAACTGGCATATATTATTTAAGACGAAAGGCCAAACATCAAGCACAACAATTTACAATTGAACCTGAAAATAAAAATGATTTAAAGAATGAATTAAAGAATGAATTACAAGAAGAAATTTGTGAAATGTGTTCTGCTTAAAAATATTTATTTTTTGTTACGAGATTTCTTAGTTTTTCTTTTTGACTTTTTTAAATATTTTTTTTTTTTCTAGATGATTTACGTGTTTTTCTTTTAGAACCAGCTTTTTTTGGGGGGAAACTTACATATTTTGTTCCAGTTATTCTTTTATATCTTCCTAATCTGCTTTTTTCATTATTTTCATTTTTTATATTTTGAATACTTTTTCCTGTCATTTGCGATTCTAGTACATCATTATCTATTTGATCACATATTTTTAATCCTGTTTCACCTAACCCTTCAGGATTAAATCCTTCTGGTGTAAATTCGTTTATAATTTTTACAATTGGATTTATAGGATTTAAATTCTTTAAAACTAAATATATATCAGGTTCTCCTATTCCACAGACTGGTACTTCTTGATTTTCATCAAAATGAAGTCCTTGGAACCATAAACGATAAAAAACTCTTAAACACGCTACAACATCAATTAAAGCATTATGTAATGCTTCTTCTTTTGGAGCATATCCAAACATTCGGAAATATGCTTGGTTTAATTTAGGCATTTTATAAATTGGTGGATTTTTGTTACAATTATATGTATAACAAATTTTTACACTATTTGTGGCTTTACATGCTGTACAATAAAATTTATCTCTTGATGAAATAATTAAATCAAAAAAATCTATTTGTTCTGTCCTAGCACATTCAGCCAATAGCATATTTTTATCAAATGAAACATTATGACCTGTAACTATATCTGCGTTTTTAAAATGTTCCATAAATTCTATTAAGGCATCATTCATATTCTGCCTTGCGTCATTTTGTAATCCAGCTTCAATAGCCATTCTAGTAATTGGATGAGCTTGTGCTAAATATTCAGAAGTAGTAAACTTTTCGGGAAGATTTATATAAATATCTTTAACGATAGTTTCATTATTTTCTGTATCAAAAAAAATATAACTAAGTTGAACAATATATGGCCATATTTCTTTATAATTTTTTAATAATTCAGGCTCATTTTCTAACAAATCTTTTTCTAAAATACTATCCTGTTTAAATTCATTTAAACGGTTTGAATATTCTTGAAAGGTTTCCCATTTATTCCCTATTTTTTGAGGATGATAATTTTCTTCATTAAATTGATATGGCGGTAAACCAGTAGTTTCAGTATCAAATACTAATATTTTTTTAAAACCTCCATCCATCTTTATATAATAAGATAATAAATTATTATTATATAAATTATATTAGGCATATTCTTTACAAATGCCAAATGTTTTTCTATGCCATTTTGTAATTCCATATTGTTTTATTCCATCCATATGTTTTTTTGAACCATATCCTTTATTTGAATCTATTCCATAACGTTCTATTAATTCAGGATTCTGTAAACAAAGTTCCTCAATATATTTATCTCTCTCAACTTTAGCTAAAATAGAAGCCGCAGCTATACTACAAAATAAATTATCTCCTCCTTCTATTAATTCATATTTTAATGTTTCCATTTTTGTTTTTGTTTTATTTAGAATTGTAAATGGTTTAAAATAATTACCATCAACTAACAAAAGTAAATCTTCATTATTTATAATTCCGTTTAAATCTGTTAATTGCTTCAAAATATTTTTAATACATTTAGCAAATGCTAATTGAGTTGCCTGTAAAATATTAATTTCTTCAATAACTTTTTCATCTTCAAATTCTACAGCCCATGCTATAGCATTTTCTTTAATATAATCAGCTACTTGTTTAATCTTCTTTTGACTATGAAATTTCTTACTATCCTTCATTAATGAATGATTAAAACTATCATCTTTAGGTAAAACTACTGCTCCAGCATATACACGACCAAACATAGGCCCGCGACCAGATTCATCTAAACCAATTTCAATTATCAAAGGATCTTCATTAAAATATTTTGATAAAACGATATTGAAGGTTCCTTTTTCCAATTTTTTTCTTTTTTTCTTTATATTTTCATTTTGTAAAGGTAAATGGAACGTTTCGGACATATATATTATTATCCTAATAGAAACTTTTTTAAAATCAAATCAATTTTTTAAAAAAGTTTTTTCACAATATAAATTATACAATGAAAGGTAAATTATTAATAGTTTTTGTTATTTTATTATTAGGTTTTATTTTATTTTCTTTTTTAGGAGGTAATAAAACAATGGAAGGATTTTTAACTAATACATATGATTCTGACACATTTACTGCTCCCGATGGTTCAACTGCTGTAATTTCATCCGATTCAAATGGAAAAAGTGTAGCTACTGTAACGCCAACTTCAGGATCCCCTTTAACATATAATGAAACATCAACGAATGAAGGATCATTAGCAAATTCTATTTTATATAGTGGATCTAATGGGTCAACAGCTATATTAATGGATGCTTCTAAAACTGGTGGTGTATCTAATTTTCAAACAAAAGATGCTAATGGTAATCAAGTAATATTTTCACAAAATAGTTCTTCTTCTAATAATTCTTCTTCTACCAATTCTTCTTCTAGTTCAACAAATTATGATAATTATAATCATTATAATGGAAATTCATATCCAACTATATTTTATGGCCCAGATGGTGGAACTGCTAGAATTGTTCAAACTCCATCTAATAATACAATTGTTATAACTAACAAAAATGGTAAAACAGATATTTATTATATTAATAGTACTAGTACTAATACTGCTTCAGTACAAACCTATTATGGACCCAATGGTGGGTCAGCTAAAATAATTACATTACAAAGTGGAAACCAAGCAATTGAACTTACCTTACCAAATGGCTCAAAAATATTATATTATTCAAACAATGCTGATGCTCAATCAACTAGTCAAGATCCAACTATAAATCAATATACACCTAATACAAATACAACTGGTTCGGATTATAATAATGCTTTTGCGAATATTAATCCATATGGGGAATCTTATAATAATCCTTATATAAATACTAACACAATTACTGGACCAGCAGGTAACACATATTCAACTTATAATTCATCAGCTTATTCTAACTCTTTACCTCAAGGTATACCTAAAAGTATGATACCATCTGGTCAAGAAGATTTATATATTTTAAAGTCACAAGTTGTACCTCCAGTTTGTCCCGCATGTCCTGAACCAATTGTTCAATGTCCTGATAACAATGATGTAACAAAGTGTCCGCCATGTCCTCCTTGTGCTCGTTGTCCAGAACCTGCTTTTGATTGTAAAAAAGTACCAAATTACAACTCATTTAATCAAGATTATATGCCAGTTCCAGTTTTGAATAGCTTTTCAAGTTTTGGAATGTAATGTGTGAACTTTCCGCACTCCGTAATCCCCGCATTATAATATTTTCTAAAAAATAAAAAAAAAAAAAAACATATAATTTATGGATAGTGAAAATACTATGACAGATTTTATGGAAGGTCAGATATTTACAGCCGAAGGTTTTCCAGAAGCATTTAGCTATGATTATGAAAATGAAATCAAGACTTCTAAACCAGCATACATAGTTTATTTAGGTCCGGATAAAAATATGAGTTTCTATTTGCGTTTTTTAGCAGTTTTAAAAAATGGAGATGTAATAGTTATTTCAGAAAATAAAAGTGAATTAAATAGTTATATAGATAAAGGTTTGATAAAAAAATCCGAAAATATAAATCCACTTTTACAAGAAATAAAAAATTATTTACCAGAAAGACAAGAAAAAGAAAAAAATAATGTTCAAATTGTTGGTAGTGAAGTAAATTTACCTCCAGGAATTAAAAATAAACTGTTAAGTTTTTTAGGTAGGTATACAGAAAATGAAAATCAATTTCCAAATGACTATAAAAATGAGTATAATAATGATAATCAAAAAGCAGGGCGTCACTATAAAATCAAAAAAAGACTTCAACTTAAATCAAGAAAATCAAGAAAATCACGAAAATCACGAAAATCACGAAAATCACGAAAATCACGAAAATCACGAAAATGATGAAAATCACAAAGAATTCGTAGAACCATAAGAATAAAATAGTAAAAAAAGAGAATCTAAATACTACTTTTGAGAAAGGAAGTGCCAAAATAAATCTATTTTTTACATTTCAACCGCCGATTTTAGATGTTATAAAAATATATAATATATTTTATTATATATTTCCAAATT